CTTCTGTAAATGATAATATTCCTGTATTTCCATCAGATGAAGTAAAATTGGAATGTCAGAATGAAGTAATGAAGTTGGTAGAAAAATTTAAGAGTGCTATAGAAGAAAGAGAAAAAGAAATTGAGATTTACAATGAGATACTGAAAGAGGAAGTAGAAGTTGACATCATTCAATGTAGATTTGAGGCTCTTCCTACAAATTTCAATTTTGATGTTTTAAGAGTTCTGGTAAAAGAAAGCGACGAGGAGATAGAGGAATTACTATAGTGGAAAAATATTTCTTAAACCATATGTTGAAATTGACTAGTTCAAAAATAGACGACGATGGTAACGGATTTGTAGAGTTTCACTATGAAGGATGTTTGGACGATTGTATTACTGTTATAGGAAACACCAAGAAAACCCCTCCCGCTTGCGGCGGGGATGAATTGGCAAAATATTTTCAAAAAACACTTGACAAATTCTAAATATAGGAATGATAGGAAATACGCTGGGGCACAGCGGAATTAACGCTTGTGGAGATGGTTCAATAGAACTGTCGTTGAAGCAAGAAAAAGAATGCTTAGAAAACTAAGCAGAAGCCACGGGGCTTGCCCCGTGGAGTGTCACAGAAGAAATGGAAAAGACCGCCAAAAGATTGATGAAAAAATTAGGTAATAAAAATGACTAATCCATCACCAGCAGCAAACTTCCCGAATACTTTCCATAATGATAAGTGGCAGGTTAGCTTTTCTAACATACCATCATTGGAAACAATTAGGGATATGAGAATGTACGATAACTACGTTAAGAGTGTTGTATTTCCAGATTATAACCTTCTTGAAATCAATTCTGATATAAAAGGGTTTCGTATTAGGCATCCTATTGGTGGTGTTAAGGCTAATGAAGACTTGTCACAATTACAGGTAGAGTTCAAACTGTCGGAGGATATGAAGAACTATCTAAATCTTTTTGAGTGGATGCAGGCTCTTAAATATGGACAGGTTGGTGATTTTAATAGTGAGGAAGATTTTTTTAGAAAATACACCATAAAGTCAATTAACCTAAATATCCTTGACAACCAGAAAAGGCCAATTGTTGTTTGGAGATTTACAGAAGCATTTCTAGTAACACTTGGTTCTATTTCATTGAATGCTGGTATAAGTGAGGAAGTTACTTTTACCGGTAATTTCTCATATCAGGAAATAATATATGAAACAAAAACAACTACTGGTAATTGTGGATATTAATTATGAATAAGTATTATGTATATGTTTATTTGGATTCAAGAAAGCCAGGAAAATATAAGTATGGTGAGTATGAGTTTGATTATGAACCATTTTATGTTGGTAAATAAGATTAGGAAATTATTGAAATGTGGATTAGAACCTATTTTGATAAAATTTAAGGATAGTTTATCAAACAACAATCAATAAAACAACAGAGGAAATATAAGGGTTGGGAAGTTTGTAGAGTTAATATAAAGGAGGAAATATGACTTTTAATGATTTGCTTGAAGTGAAAGTTCTTGTTGATGATAAGGTAATAAAGGAAACTCTTAATAGAATCGGAATCGCAAACAAGAAGAAAAAGATTTTGTATCCAAGTTGTTATCTTTATGAGCAGGATGGAAAGACCTTTTTGGTACATTTTAAACAGATGTTTCTTTTGACAAGAGATTCAGCCTATAACTCAGTATGTGAAGATGACTTACTAAGAAGAAACGCAATTGCTTTCTGTCTTAAAAATTGGGGTTTGATTGAAGTTGGTGATGAAGAAATAGAACCTCATAATAAGTTTGTATTTGTCTTGCCTCATAACCAGAAGATGGAATGGAAGATAAGTCATAAATTTAATTTTAAGACTATAAATACAAATAAGGAGTCGTTAGATGTCTAACAATGATTATATTAGGGACGAGAATGACATTGAAGATTTCGAAGATTTCAAAGATTTCTATGGCTTTGAAGATGAAGATGAAGAGCCAGAAGAATTGGACTTTGGAGAAACAATATTTATTAAAACAGATGATGATTGATTTTCACATAATTATAGGAGAGAAGATATGTTAGAATTTACAAAGTATCTTAAAGAAAACTTCAATGAGGATGTTTCCGCTTCTGAGAAGATAATTAAGGAAAGATGGGATAAGGTTGTATCCATCGTCAGAGAAGCTTTTGATGATGATTACTCAGACAAGAAGACAGCACTTCACAGAATTCAGAATGAATTCGTAGATGAAAGAATTGCTCCTTCAACAATTGACGTTGAATTCCTTAAGAACAATATGGATTACGTTGTTGAGAAGGTCAACTCACTTGATGAAGGTGAAATCAGAATCACTATCAATAATGACGTTGATAAAAACAGATCGTCTGGTCTTGGTATGGAATCTACTGGTAAGAAAAGAGGAAGACCGAGAAAGGACGTTGTTGAAGAGGAAACAGAAGAACCAGAGGAAGAAAAGATTGTAAAGGTTTCTGTTGAAGGAATGAAGGTAATGGTAGAGCCTTCTGATGGAACTGGTCTTGAAAAGTCAGAACACGAATTTGATAGTGAAGAAGAATTAAAGGCATTTACAGATTCTCTTGAGACTCTTTTCAAAGGATTTACAGTTCAGATGGAAGAGCCAGAAGAAGGTGGAGAAGCTGAAGAAGAGATGTATCCAGAATCCAAGAGCATTAGAGAAGCAGAGGAAGAAGAACCTGAGGATGCTGGTGAAGAGCCAGAAGACGCAGGAGAAGAACCTGAAGATGCTGGTGAAGAGTCAGAAGACGCAGGAGAAGAACCTGAAGATGCTGATGCTATAAACTGGGAAGACATCGCTGATCTTGGTGGTGATGATGAAGAAGCAGAAGAAGAAATGACAATGAGAAAGAGAGGTTATGCTGGTTCTTCTATGTATGACTTAGAAAGCCTTGACCTCAATAAGCTTGTTGGTAAACTTGTAAAAGTCAACGAAGATTGGTATAATGTTGTTTCAGTTACCAAAGATAAAGAGATTGTTGGTGTGGATATCAACAAGAAGAAGTCTAAGTTTACTATTGATGAAGTTGAAGAAATGGAATATGATGCTGAAGAAGAGTGTGGTATGAAATACAGTGAAGAAGAAATGGGTTGCCCATTGAAGAATGGTCAGGAAGTTCTTTACAAGGGAATGCCTTGTATGGTTGCTGGATTTGAAGGTGATATTGCTTATGTTACTGACCAGGATGGTGAGGAGTATGAGGCACCTATTGAACAGCTTGAGGTTATTGGACCAGGAACTTCTGAAGAAGAGATGGAATATGCTGAAGAAGAAATGGAATATGCTGAAGAAGAAATGGAAGACGACGGTGGCTTGGAAGATGTTATGGCAAAGGTTCGTGACGGTGAAAATCTTTCAGAACCAGAAAGAGATATAATTGCCGGAGCTATCGCCGCCGCTAAAGAAGGAAAATCTGACACAGCGGTTCTTGACAACGTAATGGATAAGCTTCATTCTGGAGAAAGACTTTCCGACGAAGAAATAGATGTGATCCACGCTGCTATAAGTGTCGCTATAGATGGTGAAGAAGAAATGGACTACCAATCTAAATTCAAGAGTCAGTGGAAGGATGCGTTGAAGAGAAATAAGAGTAGAAGTGAAGACGATTACTCATCTAAATTCAAGAGTCAGTGGAAGAACGCACTGAATAGAAGTGAAGAAGAAATGGAAGAAATGGCAGAAGAAGGATTGAGTTTTGCTAAGTTAGCAAACAGATATATGGAGATGGACGAGGAAGAAATTTACAACGCATCTGACCATAGTGCTGACGGCTTCACATCGAATCCTTCGAAACCAAAGGAAAAGATTGAGAAGGTTCCATCGGCACCAAAGTCTCCATCTAAACCAGCACCATCTGGAAACTACACAAAGTCTCCATCTAAGCCAAAGCATAAGATGGAACCTGCTGGTAAAGTTCCAAAGAGTGACAAGAAGGCAGCACCATCTGGAAACTACACAAAGTCTCCTTCAAAGCCAAAGGAGAAGATTGAGAAAGTTCCATCTCCTCAAATACCATCTGAATACAAGAAGGGTGGAGCAAGAGGATAAGGAGAATGGGAATGTTTTCTACAATTCTGGAAGGAATGATAACAGTTGAAGTTCCAGATAGGAACGACCCATCTAAAACGGTTGAACTAAATCGTTATGTAATTGACAAGAATGAGAAGCCTACCGCTGTCATCTTTGGGAAATTTGCTCCCTGGACTGGAAAAAAGGGGCACGGTAGGCTTGTTGATTTTGCTAAGCAACATTTTGATGACGTTGTAATCGTTTCTCCAACCAGAAAGAAAGTCGACCCAAAGGTCGACATTTTTACTGATGAACAGAAAAAGAAGATAATTGAGGAGGCTACCGGAGCAAGATTTATTCGTGTGGACTCCTCAATTCCAATTAGAATGTTTACAAGAGTAGTTCAGGCTGGTGTTGATAGACCAGTATTCATAGTAGGTCCAGACAGAATAAAGGACTTCCAGAGATATTTCGTTGAGTATGATCCAAAGAACGAAGGAACTACTGATCCATCTGATTCTGATTTCGGAAAGGGTGAATACTTCTTTCTTGAAAGTCGTGGAGAAGAAGATACTTCTGGTACAAAAGTTAGAAGGGCTCTCCTTGATAAAAACAAGGAAGAGTTTTTGAGACTTACTGGTTATGAAGAGTCAGTATATGATATGATGATTGATATGCTAAAAAAGAACAATATTATAGAGAGCCATAATACAATGAGATTTGATAAATTTTACTATTTGAAAGAAGGTGGTAATGTAAAGGTTATCACTAAAGATGGTAAAGAAGTTCCAGCAGAAAAAATTCCGATGGATAAGATTTCCGCAAAACAGTTTAGAGAATTACAGAAGGAAATAGTCGACGCACTAAGAGCATTCAATAAAGAATTCGAGAAGAAATACAACAAACCATTGTTCCCAAAATTTGAAGAGAATGTTAAGAGTGGAAAACTATTCTCTGGTTCTACAAGATTGTTCTTTTCCAAGCCTTATGATGAATTCAGTAAGCATAAAAAGGCAGTTGGAGATATGGATTTACAATATCCAGAAGAGCTAAGACCTCTTCTTAAGGAATTCCTCAAGGATAATGAAGGACAGAAGTTTGGTAAGATGACTTTCTTAGGTAAAGGTGGTAAATCACAAACACAGGAAAACACAATATTCGTTTCATCTGTTGTTCCCGACTTAGTGAAGAATATTCAGATTGACTTTGAGCCAACATTTTTTGAGGACGGTGTACCAAACGAATTTTCAACATTTGCTCACTACAGTTCTTGGCAGGACATAAAGAATAAGGTAAAGGGAGCTTTCTCAAAGCTTCTTATGAGATCGCTTGTATCAGCAAAGCAAAGACTTGGAGATATTGCTATTCAAACACCAACTGGTAAGATTTCAACAAGCACTAAATATGACAACCCAGCAATGAGAAAGTTCTCTGTTGATAAGGGAATGAGAGTTGCTTTTGAGCCAGTCCTTGATGATAAGGGTGAGATTCAAAGAACACCTGAAGGAAAGCCAATATATAAGGAAATTCCAACGAAAGTTTCAAACTACGAAAGAGATATTGAAGATATTTTTGCTTTTGTTTTTGAGAAGAAGCCTACACCAGTAGAAAAGAAAGACTTCCATTCGTTTGTAGGTATTTTGAAGTTAATGAAAAAATATCTTGACAACGACACTATAAAGATGGTATATAATAACTTTATGGACATTATATGGAGAAAGGGACAGGAAATAGAACAAGGACCAGATGCTTGGAAAGACGGAATACAAATGAATGACTTTGAGGCAAAGAAAGCTGCTTATGACGAGTTTGCGAAAGTCTTTCCTCAATTCAAAATGAGTGATGAGCAATTGAGAGATTTCGTGTTACCATTCTATCAAGACTTAAAAAGAAAGAAGGGGATTAAAAAATGAAAGAATATCAGAAGTATCTATCAGAAGAATTTAACAAAGGTATAGAGGTTAGACCATATTCTTTTCAAGAAGCAGTAGAGAGAGCTGTAGACAAAGCGTACAGTGCTTTTTGGGAGTATATGGATTCTACCAAAGTTGATGATGTACTCGCTATAGATTATGCTTATCAATCTTTCAACCAGGCGGCAGATAAGGCTTTTGGTAGAGTTAGAAATGAACTTTCTACATTGGCAAGCAAAACAAAACCAGACCTTGGTAAGCGTCCAGCATAGGAGAATAAGTTTCGAAGGAAAAATTAAACGAAGATCATTTTGACGAAGCTGTTGTTTATTTTAGTCCAGATTCTATGAAGCCTAATGACTTTCTTGAGATTATTAGATTCTTAGGAGACATAAGTGATCTCTAATTAGAGGTAAACTGAATGCCAAAAATTATTACAAACGATATTTTTATTCAAAAAGCTATAAAAGTTCATAGAGATTTATATGAATATTCTTTAGTTAAATATAAAAATAATCGTTCTAAGGTAAAAATTATTTGTAAAGAACATGGAGTTTTTGAACAATCACCTCAAAAACATTGGAAAGGTCAAGGATGTCCAAAATGTGCCGGTAGAATAAATAGCATAGAAGATTTTGTAAGGAAAGTTTTAAAAACACATA